GGCAAGAGAACGCCTTATATCTGGTATAGAAAAGATTGCTAAGGCAGTCAAGTCAACAATGGGCCCTATGGGCAAGACAGTTATCATAGAGTCGCCTAACCACACACATGGAATCACAGTCACCAAAGATGGAGTCACCGTGGCTAAAGCCGTGGCATTACTAGACCCGATTGAAAATCTAGCAGTTAAGATGGTTAGAGAGGCTGCCGACAGAACGGCTCTGTCGTCAGGTGATGGCACAACCACCGCTATTGTATTAACGGAGGCTATCGTCATGCAGGGTCTGAAACTAATCGAGCCACACCATAATGTGTCGGAGATTATGCGATGTATTAATCGTGAGTGCGAGAAAGTGATAGCGCAGCTTGATAAGGACTCTATCAGTATAAACGACAAGCGACTAAAAGATGTAGCTACTATATCTGCTAACAATGATCCTGAGGTAGGTCAGATTATATACGACACCTATAAGAAGGTTGGACTGAAGGACGGGATAGTTACCGTAGAGAAGAGTCAGACTACTGAGACTACATCAGATGTAACAGACGGGATTAAGATAGACAGAGGATACACCTCACCATTATTCATAAACAACCATAAGAAGGACGAGTGCATATTTGAGAACGTGCACATCCTTGTTACTGATAGCCCTATAGAGAACCTTGAGAAGATTGCATCTATACTTAACGCTTGTATCACAGAGGGACGTAAGCTGTTAATCTTAGGGCCGTGCTCTCAGAACTCTTTGAATGCTTTAGCCGCTAATGCCGTGAGGGGTAAGTTGCAGGTGTGTAATGTATTGCCACCAGACTTTGGATTCCGTAAGCACGAGCTGATGAGCGACATTGCTCTGTCTGTTGGGGCTAAGTACTTCTCCGAGCAGACTATAGACAGCATACAGTTCTGTAACGTCACTGACTTGGGTAAGGCCGACAAGGTCATCGTAGGTAGGGACAGCACAGTTATTATCGGAGGTGGTGGAGAGGAAGAGGACATTAACGTTCGTATTGATGAGTTGAAAGCCGCTAAGGAGAACTCAAAGAAGAAGGCCGAGAAGGACTTCATCCAAAGACGTATTGCAGGGCTGAGAGGTTCGATAGGTGTAATACGTGTAGGGGGTAACTCAGATGTTGAGCAGAAGGAGCTGTACGACAGAGTAGACGACGCTGTGTGTGCTGTGCGCTCTGCGCTTGATGATGGGGTGCTGCCTGGTGGAGGGGTTGCGCTGTATAATAACTACTGCGAGGTTGATGGGGATGACGAGGCTAGTGTAGCATGTAAGATTATGTGCAACTCGCTTACGGCTCCTATCACTCAGATACTAGATAATGCAGGGTACGACCTAGACGACATTATTGATGGCGGGTTCTTTGGAGGTGTACAGGGGTACGACGTAAAGAACAATCAGTATGGTGATATGTTTGAGATGGGTATAGTGGATCCTGCTAAGGTGACTAAGAACGCTCTGCGTAATGCAGTCTCTGTTGCGACAACTATACTAGGTACGAATGCGATAATCACAATGGCTAGAAGTTATGAGACCAGTAAATAAATATATTATAATTGAAAAGATAGAGGAGGAGCTCGTCAATAAGGAGGGGCTGATTCTATCTAAGGACGATGAGATTCACTACAGATATAAGAAGGCTCGTGTGTTAGGCGTTGGTGAGAACGTGTCTGAGATTTCAAGTGGCGACTATATATACTACGACCAATCAGGCGGGTACGACATGATGATAGATGGAGAGAAGCATACTATCATACTTGACCGCGACGTTGTTGTCGTTCTTGATTCATAAGTTCTATCTGTTTCCTCCTCCTACGTTTCATATAGGAATTGTTAGTTCGGAGCGCAGGATCAATCTCTTGTATGATCTCTCCTGACAAAACTCCATACAAGGTACGTATCATGCGCTTTGTATTCGGACTAACCTCATAGAGGCCCTTCACGGGGCCTCTTATGTTTTTATTAAGGTTGACTATCCACCCTTCGGTCAGTAGCCTGTCGAATCTATTCTTGTCCCAAGAGAATACTTTCTCGAACTTCCTGAAGTGATTACGTCTGAATCGCCCCTCGTCAAAAAGGAAGAGTAGCATTTCTAGGTCGGGATATGATAGGCCGTGTTTCTCACATGTGTACATGCGGACGGTCCTCCAATACTTGAGATAATTATTCATTATATTTGATTGATAAATATACATTGACATGGCAAAAAGAAAAAACGGAGGAGGGAAATATAAAAAGGTCAAAGGGTCTAGTGGTAGTAGTAGCCCTAAGAGCAAGGAGTTTCTTCAAGGAGCAGCTTATAATATTGGAAGGCAATTCGGGAATCTTGTGTCTACACCGCTTCAGTCAAGAAGTGTGTTTGATGAAGCTGACCCTATTGATTTTTCTACACTTCCAACTAAGACCACTTTCTTGGATCAGATAAGAGACGCAGTTAGAAACAACCCAAAGTAACTATGAGAAAAAATCCAAAAGCAACAAGAGTAGCTAGAAGAGCTGCCAAAGCAATGGCTGCTACGGCAGGCGGAAGTAGAAGGTCAGGACGTATCGCAGGAAGAGCCGTTGTTCAATACCTGAGAGGTGAGGGTATGACAGGAAAGGTAACAACTGAGGATCAGTTCAAAGACTTTAAGGCTATAGGTACAGCAGCTGGAGCAGAGGCGGGTTCTCGTCAATACAGCATGAAGTTTATGAAAGGTCAAGGTGGCCCGGTCAAGAGGAGAAAGGCAATTAAAGACGCTGCTACGAAAGGCGCTGAAAATCAAGCCAAGGTTTCATTCTACAGAAAGGGAGGAAACGATAATCCGTACATGAACTACAGCAGCTAATATGGCTAAGGGTAGGACTAAAAAGAAAGGAAATAAAATTTGTCCGGAGGGCATAGCCTGGGCAAAGAGGACGTTCGACACATACCCATCGGCGTATGCGAACATGGCGGCCTCTAAGTATTGTAAAGACCCGAATTATGCTAAGGGTGCTAAAAAGAAAAAGTGATGAAACACAAGATGAAAACTAAGACTAAGAAAGGTAAGAAAGGTAAGAAAGGTAAGAAAGGTTACTAATGGCTGACAAGAAAAGAGTTGCTGCCCCTAAAGGATTTCATTGGATGAAGGGTAGGGGTGGTAAACTCAAACTAATGAAAGACCCTTCATCGGGATATAAGAAGCATGGTGGATCTTCCAAGTATGCTGACTTCCCAATTCAAAAAGTTCATAGGAAATAATGCCAACCGTAAGATATAAATGCCCGGACACAGGAATGATGAAGGAAAGAACATTCCCCCCTAACGCTGTTGGGAGACCACAAGCGATTGAGTTTGCTAAAATGCGTGATGGGAAAATAACAATGAATCCAGGTTACGGTATGGAAAAATCAATGGGATACTAATATGAAAAACATTAAGTACAGCAAAATTTCAATGAGGGATGTTGATATTGATAATTATCTAACAAAGTCTCAACAGACACTGCCACAAGATTTGCAGGACAAGATAGTCAAGTCAAAGATGAAAAATAATGGGAGAGCTTAAAAAATGGAGAGAGGAGAAATGGGTGAGAATAGGGACGGATGGTTCTATACTGGGCGACTGTGGTACGAGCAAGGACAAGAAGAATCCGGATCGTTGCCTGCCTCTGAAGAAGGCCAAGAGCATGACCAAGGCGGAGCGTGCTGCCACTGCGAAAAAGAAGAAGCGTGCGGGCGCACGAGGGAAGACTGTTGTTGCGAACACTCGTGCAGGAAGAGTGACTAAAAAGTTTACCAAAAGGTAATGCCTAGAAAAAAGAGAGACCCTAAAGTGGGCACAGGCAAAAAGCCTAAGGGTTCAGGCAGAAGACTATATACAGATGAAAATCCGAAAGATACTGTCAGAATTAAATTTGCGACTCCTAGTGATGCTCGTGCTACTGTTGCTAAGGTTAAAAAAATTAAGAAGTCGTTCGCGAGAAAAATTCAGATACTAACCGTAGGGGAGCAGAGGGCTAAGGTTATGGGTAAGTCTGAAGTCGTCAGAATATTTAAGAAAGGCAAAGAGGCTATTAGGCGACAGCATAAAAAAACATAATCACTATATTTAAGGTATGAGAAAATTAAACGAAATATTAAAGTGGGCTACTAGCGACTTAGCTGTAGCTGGGTATACTGCAATTATTGCAGGAATTTTATTAGCCAAAGGCATCAGCATTATTGGTGGCGTTGGACTAGGAGTTTCCATTACAAAGCTTTGGAGTGGAGTAAAGTCGTTAGTGCATTAAAAAATAAGTGTGGCGGATAAGGCATCAATGCCCTGCAATAAACCTAGGAAGTCAGACCGCGCAGGGAAAAAGAAAATGGTCAAAGCTTGCTCGGGTGGAAAAGAAAAGCTAATTCACTTCGGGGCAAAAGGCTATGGTCACAACTATTCTGCTGCGGCAAGGAAGTCGTTTAGAGCAAGACATAAATGCTCTACAGCAAAAGACAAACTGACTGCTCGATATTGGGCATGTAAAACTCTTTGGGCCGGTAAAGGCGGATCAACGAAGTCTTCACCAAAGAGTAGAAAAGGAAAATACTAATGAAGTCAAGAGGACTGGGAGATAGCATAGAGAAGTTTACTAAAGCTACGGGAATCAAAGCGGTTGTCGATAAGGTCTCAGAAATAACTGGTAAGCCATGTGGTTGTGCCGAACGAAGGGACACACTAAACAGGGTATATCCGTATGATAGAAAATAGTTAACTTTGCGATATGGCATACCAAAAATTACAAACAGAAAGAGCAAACCTTGTTGTACCTAGTGATACTATAGATATTCCAGACCCAGGTCTTGCAATAACTAGTAGCACTGACACGGCAGGTGCATCATCTAAACTAACAGATAGCACTAAAAACTTTAATGCTTTAAATGTTAAGGTTGGAGATATTATTCATAACACTACTGACAACACGGTAGCAACTGTTACAGCAATAGATGGTGATGAAGTGCTAAGTATATCCGCTAACATTATGGCACTTGGGGAGGCTTACACAATATTCTCAGTTCCAGACAAGGCCTCTGCATGTGTTCTTTATGTTGGCACAGCAGGTAACGTTTCAGTTATTACACGGGGTGGTGATGAAGTATTATTTACAGCTATACCAGCAGGCACATTTGTGCCCGTTCAGGTTACAAGAGTTAAAGCAACAGGAACAACAGCATCTACAATACTAGCACTTAGGTAATGATTATAGCTAACGCCATATATGTTGGCAGGAGGGTTCTTGCGGACTTAGTACCTAGTCTATCTAGTATTGCATCTGTGGGTACACAGCAGAACACAATAACAGGGTCAAATTCTACAAATAAAAATGCTTGGAATTTAGAATTAAAGCGTGGGAGGTATATTACTTCTGTTGGTCAAGATACGAGCGGAGATAATCAAGACTGGATAGCTACAGGTTTAACGCAAAGCAGTGGTACATTAACAACGAGTTCTTCAACAACTGTGGTATTCGATAACACGGCAGACTTCGACCCTTACGCTAGAGGACAAGCTGGAGGTATGGTACGACTAACAGACGAGAAGTTTGTAATGATATCCCCTGATGTAAGTGTGGGTAACGTATTTAAGGTTTGTACATATACTGGTGGCACAAGTAATGTTACAATTGACTTTACCATAAATGATGGTGACACAACAAACTTTATAGATAGAGGGACTCAGTTTATAGTTATAAATGAGCCAAGTGCAAACGTTTACACTTTAGCCGCTACAGGATTAACAAGAGCAGGGGCTTTTCCTTATGTAAGGGTATATGATTTAGATATAAGCGGCCAAACAGTAACTCAAAGAGGAATCTTATATCCAAGAGGCACAAGTGGCACTGGGCACGGAGGAGCAAAAATGGCAAACCTAGGTGAAGTTGGTGGCAAAAAATGCTTTGCATCTTTTTATCTCACAGGTGGTAGTAGTTTTTCAGGTTTACTTCATTTCGCTGTTTATGAATATAATACGAGTACAAATACACTTGTAGAGGTAGTTGGTGATACTGTATACAAAACAGGAACTAATCAAGATAGTAAATATTATTTTTCTGACTCTATTACAGATGGCACGGGATTAATAGGATATTTTGATAGAGTTGCTAATGTTGCTAATATAGCAGGGTGTAAGTGGGATGGCACAACATTTACAGTTGGTACTAACGCAACATTTGGAACTAATGGTAGTAAACAGCCTCTTGCAATGGGGATACGAAAATACTTTAATGGGGAATCTGATAGCACCACAGAATTCATAATGTCAGGTGGATTTTTTAATAGTGGTTCTAACACGGGTGATATGGATATATTTCCTGCTGTTTATGACCCTTCAGCAAATACGTGGGATGTATCTAAGTTTGATACTACTGATAGCAAAATAATTATTGAAGACCCAAGTAACCCTACATCAGGTAATCCATTTAGAGGGGAAAATTTAATAGTACAAGAGGATAAGGATAATGGTGCAATTTTAACATCTTTAGTAACAAGGGGAAATACATCATTTAGGGGTACGGTAGCCAATACTTTCACAACAACAAATTCATAATGAAGTTTTTAGTAACACAACCAGAAAGACAAATTTGCCTGATGGCAGATAACATCATATTAGAAGATGATAATGTATACTATGCTTGGTATGATGCTACTCCTCACAAAGTGCAAAGAGCTAACTCAGCAGACCCACTAGAAATAGTTGATGTACCCGAAGGAACACAATTTCCTGACGACCCTAATATTGTAGGTAAGTATTGTTACAATGAAGATGGAACGTTTACCGTTTTCCCTGTATGGTCTGAGTTTGATGAAGAAGATTAATTGGAACGAAGCCATACCATATATGTTCTGCATATTCCTTGCGTTTATGCTACTAAACAAGTGTGAGCAAGAGAAGGAGTATCAGCAGGAGATACAGCGAATCAATAACAATAACGTTGCGCTACTAGACACTATCCGAAACTACATGGATAGCGATGGTTTATACGCTGCGGATATCAGGGCACTGAACCTAAAGCTAGATGAACTAGCGGACAGCATATCAGTAGATAGGTCTCAACCACCTGTTACTATAACCAACCAAACAACAGAGATACGAGAAACTATTGAAGTTCCTGCATTCATATATGACACGATTACCATAGTAAACACCGATACGTTCTATAAGAAGATATATGTGGAGCAGACGGACACGTTCGGCAAGAGCAACAGATCCATAGAGGTTACGATACCTACTGATGGCGTAGTAGTGGCGGATGCCATAATAAACTTGGAGCAGGACATATGGGTTGAGAACACCATTGAAAAGAATAATAAGACGGGCGAGGTGTTCTTTAGAATGAGAACCGACTACCCAGGAGTTACGTTCAATAATGCCAACGCTATACTAGTAGACCCGAAGCAACTCGTTAAGGTACGAAAATCATTTGGTGTTGGTTTTCAGACAGGTATAGGCATCACAACAACGGGCCAAACAAGGCATTACATAGGTGTGGGAATTCACTACTCGCCTAAGTTTTTACAATGGTAAAAAAGTATTAATTTTAAGGGCATGAAACTGATAACGAAAGAGACCGTTGTCGGCATGCCAATGTCAACCTTTGTATGGATAGTGGGAATTATATTCTCAGTATTCGTGGCATACTTTGAATTGAAAGCTGAAATAGATGAGGCCAAGAAGTTACCTCCTCAGGAAATATCCGCTGAAGAGATTAAAGTTTCTCTTGACGGAATTCAAAGACAGCTTGATGAAATGAATAATAAAATCGACAAACTAGATGAAAGACTTTACGAGCTCAATTCTGGAGAGTAAAGGTTGGGAGATGTTTCGTGCTGGCTGGAGACCTACTATAGGTTGGGTGTGTGGCTTGGCACTTTTGTACAACTTTATTGCTAGAGATATTATTGTTATCTTCACGGAACGATATGGTGAACCTGCACAGATGGAACATCTGATTACAATACTTGTAACGATGCTTGGTCTAGGCGGGATGAGGACATACGAAAAAATTAAACAAAATGAAATTAAAGAAAGAACAACTGGAATCGATTAAGGAATTAAGGTCTAAGATGGCAAGACTAACGGACACCATCGCTAGGCTAGAGTTACATAAGTACCAAGTGGTTCAGGAGTCTATTGCTACAGGCAAGGCACTGCAAGCAGTGGAGGATAGTATTACGGCTGAACACGGAGCGGATGTATCTCTTAATTTAGAAACAGGAGAAATAAACAAAAAGAATGGGAAAGATATCTAACACTAGTAAGTACGCTACAGTAACACCCGTTAGCGGAGATTATGTTGTAGCGACGGATGTAAGCGACTCTAATAACACAAAAACGGTTACGATTGGCTCTATGGCAAATGCAATACTTAGTGGTGTGCCTTCTGCTGTCTTAGCTTCAGACGACAAGCTTATTGGTCTAGATACTAGCGATAGTGATAATGTAAAGAATTTTACTATTTCTACAATAAGAGGTGGTTACGTAAAAAAGATGGAAGCTAGTTCTTCGGGAGACCAAACAGATGCTGGGACAAACACAGCACAGCAAGTTGCATTCGGAGCAGAGCAAATATTTACAGATGTTAGTGTTGCTTCGGATGGTGTAATAAAGCTTATAACGACAGGAGATTATTTTATATCAGCAGACTTCCAGGTGGGGACTGTGGCAAGTACGGCATCTACAATTCACCTAAGGTGCTTAGTCAATGGCACGCAAGTTGGTGCTACTATAAGTGAGGTCCTGCCTTCAACCACAGCTAAGAATACAATATGTTGGTCTTTCCCCGTGTATGCTACGGCAATAAACACTACAGTCACATTTGAGTATGCGGTTGAGCCTACAGGCAACGGAGGCTTAGTGGAAGTTCCTGTTACCACCACAGGTTTTAACAATTCATCTGCCGCAGCTGTTGTTGTATACAAAAGAGAGTGATGCAAATCAGAAAGATTTCAATAGGGGCTGACTACAAGAATAGTGCTATGCACTACATCGTAGGGCAGGATGTTCTTGGTGGAAATCATAAGATTCATTTAATAAAAGAAGAGCAGGGTACATTTAAGGTTTGGATTGAGCAGAGAAACGAAGTAATGCTGTGGAAGTCCTTTGGCCCTAATATGCCTGTATCAGTAGAATATAATATTAATTTTTAATGCAATCACCATATTGCTTCATCGTAAAGCCTGAGGGTGGCTTGCGATACAACAATGAGAATGAGTTTGGTCTTATCCTCAGCAACACCCATGAAGACCATACAATCACTAATCGAAAAGCGTTGGTGATAGAGACACCTATTGGATACAAGGGAGATATAAAAAAGGGAGACACCCTGATAGTTCATCACAACGTATTTAGAACTTATAACGATATGAAGGGTAGGCATCGAAGTGGCAGGAGCTACTTGAAAGATGACCTATTCCTTGTTGATCCGGATCAATTCTTTATGTACTCCTTCAACGGAGGATGGAAGTGCCCAGGTAAGTATTGTTTCGTCAAGCCCACAGGTGAGCATCTTACAGGCGAGATGAAGTATATCAATAAAGAGTTGGAATCATTAGGTGTGCAAGCTGGTGATTTAGTATCTTTTACTCCTGACAGTGAATACGAGTTCGAGATAGATGGCGAGAAGCTATATAGGATGTTCACTAAAAACATTGCTATTAAGTGGAAAAAGTAGAGAGGTGGCTTGAGTGTGGATGTAAGCTCGTAAAAGTAAAAAGTAAATACAGATGGCAGAGATGTCCTAAAGCAGTAGAGATATATGAGCAATTCGAAAAGACAAGAGATTGGCGGTGGGATAAAAAGTACAGTGAACACTTCCAAGATAAAATCAGAAATTATTGAGGCAGGGTATAAGGCCGTCAGTCAATTAATAAAGGTTGCTCAAGAGGAGATAATAAAGCCTGACCCTGAGGACGAGCTCGCTGCTGACAGATTAAAGAACGCTGCTGCCACAAAGAAGCTAGCCATATTCGATGCATTCGAGATACTATCAAGAATAGAGACGGAGAAGGAGACGCTAGCCACTTCAAATAAGAACACTTCATTCAAAGGATTTGCAGAGCGAAAGTCAAAATAAATTATACGAAGTAGTAAACGACTACATACCAAAGGCTGTTCTAGTTAAGAAGAACAAGTCTAAGTCGTGGACGTATGGATACGATGCGAAGTATAATCTTATTGTAATATCTAGGAATGGGACTTTAGGAGAGGTATACAACATCAATGACCTGAAGATAGGCCTTCCTGCAAAGCCTAAGAATGTATTTAAAAAATCTGCAAATCAAAGAGAGCAGTATTGGGAGAGAGAGGAATACCCTCGTCAATTAAAAAGAATCAAGACTATATTCCAATGGAATGATATGTCTTCAGACTTCAAAGACTCTTGGGTTGATTATATAGAGAGGGAGTTCGACAGAAGGGAGCAGGGGTTTTGGTTTTATAACGCTGACAATCCAACATATATTACAGGATCACACTACATGTATTTGCAGTGGACTAAGATTGATGTTGGATATCCTGACTATAGAGAGGCCAACAGAATATTCTACATCTTTTGGGAGGCGTGCAAGGCGGACAAGAGATGCTTTGGTATGTGCTACCTAAAGATTAGGCGTTCAGGGTTTTCGTTTATGGGCGCATCAGAGTCTGTTAATATGGCTACACTAGCCAAGGACTCTAGGTTAGGTGTTCTATCCAAGACGGGTAATGACGCTAAGAAGTTATTCGTAGATAAGATTGTGCCCATATCAAACAACTACCCATTCTTCTTCAAGCCTATTCAGGATGGTATGGACAGGCCTAAGACTGAGTTAGCCTATCGTGTCCCGGCATCTAAGATTACTAAGAAGAATATGCACCAGCTTGGTGACGATGATATAGATGGGTTAGACACTACTATAGATTGGAAGAACACAGCAGACAACAGCTACGATGGTGAGAAACTGAAACTGCTAGTACACGATGAGAGTGGTAAGTGGGAAAAGCCTGAGAACATTCTAAACAACTGGCGTGTAACTAAGACTTGCCTAAGGTTGGGTAGCAGAGTTATAGGTAAGTGTATGATGGGTTCCACGTGTAACGCTCTAAACAAAGGAGGTAATAACTTCAAGAAACTATACGAAGACTCTAAGCCATCCAAGAGAAATGCCAATGGTCAAACTAAGAGCGGCCTATACTCATTATTCATTCCTATGGAGTGGAACTTCGAGGGGTACATAGATAGGCACGGTATGCCTGTATTCACTTCGCCTGACGAAGCAGTTGAGGGCGTGGATGGAGAGATGATAGGCACGGGAGCTGTTGATTATTGGAAGAATGAGATTGAGTCTTTGAAGTCTGATAGCAATGCGATGAATGAGTTCTATCGTCAGTTTCCTAGGACAGAGTCTCACGCCTTCAGGGATGAGAGCAAGTCATCCATATTCAACCTTACTAAGATATACCAGCAGATAGACTACAACGACAATATGATTCAGGAGCATATGCTTACCAGGGGTAAGTTCTTTTGGAGAGACGGGCCTGATAGCAAAGTGGTGTGGAGTCCTGACAGGAACGGAAGGTTTTTGGTTTCTTGGCTACCGAATGCAGGCCTACAGAACAATGTCGTTACGAGGAACGGGAGGAGGTATCCGGGCAATGAGCACATAGGCTCGTTTGGCTGTGACCCTTACGACATATCAGGGACTGTTGGCGGAGGATCATCTAATGGTGCGCTTCACGGAATGACCAAGATGCATATGGATGATGCACCAACCAATGAGTTCTTCTTAGAGTATATAGCTAGACCTCAGACGGCAGAGATGTTCTTCGAGGATGTGCTTATGGCTTGCGTGTTTTATGGGATGCCTATCCTTGTAGAGAATAATAAGCCAAGACTACTATACCATTTCAAGAACAGAGGGTATAGAGCGTTCTCCATCAATAGGCCCGACAAGCCCTCTAACAAGCTCTCTAAGACCGAGAAAGAGCTCGGGGGTATACCCAACTCATCTGAGGATGTAAAGCAGTCTCACGCGTCCGCTATAGAGTCCTACATAGAAAAGTATGTTGGCCTAGATATGGAGGGCACATTCAGAGATGTTGGAGATATGGGAGGAATGTTCTTTAATAACACCTTGTTAGATTGGGCGAAGTTTGACGTGAACAACAGAACGAAGTATGATGCGTCTATAAGTTCAGGGTTGGCTATTATGGCTAATCAAAAACACATATATCAGCCTCAAAAACAAAGTTCAAAAATATCAGTTAAATTTGCAAGATATAATAACAAGGGCAATGCTAGCCGATTACGCCAATGAAAGAAGTTAATGTCAACATAGTAAAGAGAACTTTCCCAAGTCAATTTGTAAGCGATGAAGAAAAGGCTCTTCCTGAATTTGGATTAAAAGTTGGTCAGGCTATACAGCACGAATGGTTTAAAAGAGACGGAGGGTCTTGCAGGTTCTATAATCACTTAGGTCAATATCATAAACTAAGATTATACGCACGAGGTGAACAACCTATTGGGAAGTATAAGAATGAAATGTCTGTGGATGGCGACCTAAGCTATCTAAACCTAGACTGGACACCCGTACCAATCATACCTAAGTTCGTTGATATCGTAGTCAATGGAATGTCGGATAGATACTTTGGCATCAGAGCGTTTGCTCAGGATCCTATATCTTCTGAAAGACGTAACGAGTTCAAGGATATGGTGGAGGCTGATATGGCTGCTAGAGAATTACTTGAGCAACTTAATGAAGACTTTGGCATAGACACCTTCAATGTTCCTGAGGATGAACTCCCAGGGAGTGATGAGGAGTTGACTGTTTACATGCAGTTGAATTATAAGCCTGCTGTTGAGATGACAGCTGAAGAGGCTATTAATACATTAATGCTAGACAACTT